TCCGACACATCTGCCTGTAGCTCTCTTCGTGTTGTTCGGCTTATTGATTTGGTTTACTCGTGATGTTAAGAAGAGGCAGGTTCGTTTCGAGGCTAAAGAGTCTTGGTTCGGATCTTCCGAGGCGCCCGCTGATGGCGAAGGGTGTTTTCATGCGGCTGACTGTCCTGCTCTTAAGGCAGGAAAAGTTAAGTCTAATTGGAGACATTCTTGTCATGTGGCGTGCGGTGGACATCACTGTACCCATTTTGTTGAGTGTCAGCCGAAGGATGATAGTGGTCGCACTGCTGAGTCATATATTAAAGAGCAGCAGAAATATTTTGCCAAGTTTGAGACTAAGGAGAGAGGATCTTCGAATGCTCGGAAGTTGGCAATGGCTACTCGGACTCGGCAATGGCGTAAGCGTCATTTTGAAAATAGTAGTTCAGACGCGGATTCAAGTGAGCAAGGTTTGTTTTATACAGATGAGTTAGGTAATCAAAGCCGACTTCCTGGTAGACGAGCTTTGCGCACTGCTCGCAAAAGGCTGGATCAAGGTCTGTATGATAGTGCAAAGGACGACTTCGTGGTTGTTGGAAAGAATGTTAAGGCTAATGGTTATGAAAATAAGGAAGCCTTAGTCGCATTCCCTGCTGGAGTGTGGGTTTTTGAACCACTCACTCAAGAGGACGTTGATGAAATCAACGCTAATCCCGACAAATACGAGAATGTTCTATTGCCTGCAGGATACAAATTTGTACCTCGCGAAGATACTTGCGTCGCGCCGTCGTGTGATGGTTCGTGTGGTAGATGGCACAAGAAAGAGTACAAGGAAAAGGATACGAAAAATGTTAAGAAGAAGAAGCAGGAGTTGAATAAACAAACTGCTGATTCTGTGTCTTGTAAGTGCTCTTTGTGCGCTGCCGTCTTCTCTGTTAAGCAGTCATGGGTGGACAATACTAAGAAGATGATGGAGGGGCTGAAGAGGCCTTTTTCCATGCCTACTAAGTGTTGGTCATGTCGTAAGATTGCGAATGGGGAGCAGAAGGAGGCTCTGGTTAATGGTCCAAGGTACAAGCCGCTTGATATAGCGAAGAGTATCGGTTGGATCGTTGCCAAGCGGCCAGATGGTAGTGAGAATCACATGAATGCAACCTTTGCAATGAATGGAGTTTTTGTTAGCCAGCATCTGTTCAAAACGGTGCCAAGTGGAGCTGTCGATCTTGATAGTGCTACTTTGTATTGGATGGACGGAGAAGTTGAGCTAAAGTATAAGGATTGCAAAGTGGTTGGGCGAGACCTTGTCTTTTTCAATCGACCTGGAAAGTGTCAGCAGGTGCCAAATCTACGTATTGATGATCAGAAATTAGCTGGTGGCGATGAGGTAAATAGTGTTGCCTTTGACTCATTGGAAACGATGAAGAAAAATTCGCCATCTGTTAAGAGTGGACGTGTGATTACAGTTCACCGTGTGGAAGGGGATGAGTTGGCTGAGTATTCTCTGTCGACTCAACCTGGTCACTGCACGAGCCCTGTCATTAATCAGAATGGTCGCCTGGTTGGCTTCCACAATGCTGCTACCGACAGTTGCGGACGTTTTATCCCTCTTACTGAGGTGATATCCGCAAAAGTTCGGTCGCAGCTTTTTCAGTAGCCCCTCCACCTGATCTTCTCAAGATGCGCGATTGGTATGCGAAGTATATAGATCGCGATTTCATCGAAGAGATAGGTCATGTGGAGGGTTCTGAGTCATGGTATTATCGGAAGTATATATATCGTGGCCATGTGGAAAGATTAGGGTTGATGAGGAAGAGAGGAGGTTATAAGTTTCGTGAGGTGCAGAATTCGTCTTTTAGACAATTTTGCGAGCGTAAGGGTTATCCAATATTTTCGGATTATAGGATGGTTAATGCTAACCACCCGGCGTCGTTTAAGTCAATATCAAAGTATGATCGGGTGGAACCGGTTGTGCAGGATGATGCTTGGGAGTTGGCTGGAGAATGGACTAAGGAGCACTTTGCTCCGTCAATGTCCGGTTCTCGCGTTATGGAACAAGATGAAGTGGTTAAGGAAATGGATCATAATACGTCGACGGGAACGCCGTGGAATTTCGTGTATCAGCGTAAGAAGGAGTTCTTTGCTGATCCCGTTATGTCTGCGGTGTTGCCGGATTATTGGATGTTGATTGGTTCAGAGATCACTGATAAGGTTCCAATTTGGACGTGCTCACAGAAAATTGAGTTGCGTAGTTTGCAAAAATTGCAGGACAATGCTGTTAGAACTTTTACAGCTAGTCCTGTTGAGCATTCATGCGCACTCAATAGAGTGTGTTTGGATATGAATAATAAATTTTATGATGCGGGAGCTCGGCAGGTTATCTGGAGTTTTGTTGGTGCCACTAAGTTTTTGTGTGGCTGGGACAGGTTATATAGACGTTTAAGTGTTCATCCTAATGCCTTTGAGTTAGATGAGAAAGACTTTGATGCTTCCTTGTTTGCTCGGGCGCTATATGGACAGATGGAAATCAGGTGGTCTTTCCTTCGAGAGGAGGATCGTACTCCTGAAAACCGTCTGCGTCTAGAGAACCTGTATCATGCGATTGTTAATTCAGTTATAGTCTTGGAAACAGGAGAGTTGATGCAAAAGTTTCTCGGCAACCCTAGTGGGTCGAGTAATACAATTGTGGACAATACCATGATCTTGTATCGTCTGTTTGCTTACGCGTGGATAGTCCTCTGTAAGGAGCGAGGTGTAAAGCCTAATCGCCAAGAATTTGAGCGAGAGGTGGAAGCTGCTCTTAATGGAGATGACAACACGTTTACAGTGTCAGATGTCGTAGTGTCTTGGTTTAATCCAGTGTCAATTAAGCGTGTGTGGGATGGAATTGGAGTTACAACTAAAACTCCTTGTGAAACACCACGTCCTCTTTCTGAGACTACTTTTTTAAGTCAGGGATTCAAATATGATGATGGGTTAGGCTTATGGATGCCTCGTCCAGATCATGCCAAGGTGCTTAGCTCTCTTATGTGGGGGTCGCCGAATGATGACGTTCGGTGGCACTTGCTTAGAGCTTGTGCCTTGCGGTTGGATAGTTATGGTAATGAGTATGCGCGCAAAGTTTTAGCCGAGTATATCGATTTCTTGAATAGTGAATTCAAGGATCGGTTGGTCGGCGAGGTGCGAGTTAGCCAAGATTCGGATCCAGTAACTATGTCTCAAATTCGTTCTATCTGGAAATCAGATATGTGGATTGAGGCATTGTATGCTGGTAAGGAATCTGGTGGGCTTGCTGAAGTCGAGCGCATGGGAGAGCTCATAAAACGAAGCCCATGTAAAGAGACTATTTTAGAATTTGATTTCCTTAGAGAGATAAAGCAATCGTTGATTATAATGCCAAAGCGAAAGCAAAGTGGCGCTGAGAGGCCTCCGGGTCAAGGTCAGAGTAAGCGTGCTAGACGGCGACGTCGAGCGCGTGAGGGTATTGCTACGGTGCAGTTGGGCTCTGCAGCCGCTAAGCGGTTACAAGAGCTTGAGCGAGCTCAAAGGCTGGTGCGGAAGATGCCTAATTTGCCTCAGAGGCAAGGAAGGCGTGGTGGAAGACAGGGCAGCGCTGCTTCTAACAGAGCAGCGATGTCTTCTGGGTCCGCTGATAGCACAGCTTTTGTGAATGCTGGGCTTAAGCCCACTGTTGCTGCTACCGGACGTCGACCTACTAAGGTGTCAGCTGACATGCGCGATGTTGCATCGATGCAGAAGCGCACTGATGTGGTTGCACGTGGTTTGGTGGCTTGCATGAATGAGCCAACTAGAGTGCCGTATGGGTTGGGTAGCGGTAATCGTCGGTGTGGGAAGATTCTCATGTCGCGTGCCGTTCATTGTTCGCCGTTAAAAGTGACAAGTTCTACGGATTACATTCAGTCAATACGACTGTTTCCGACTAATGCTACTAATTCAGTATGCATTTTGTCAACACCTCCTACCAATTTTGGCGATCCTTTCACTTCTGCGATGTACTCAACGTTCGATTTTGTTCAGCGGACTGCATTAAATGATGCGGCCTCGCGTGCGCGAATATTGTCGTGCGTTTTGGAGTATGAAATTACTCAGCCCTCTACAACCAAGCCGCCCAATGTTAGTGTATATGGCAAGAATATTGGAAAGAATACTGTTGCTGGCTATCTGGCACAATATTCAGCGGATGGGTTGTATCAAGGTTATTATGGTAATAGGGTTGAAGGAGGTGTCAGTGTTACAACTGGTAGGTTGGCTGCGACTCTGGTTGAATCATCCACGGCAATGTTGATGCAAGTTGGCATTGCTAATGGAACTACAGTTGATTCTGCGTGGACTATACCTACGCTTGATATCTTTTGGCCTAATATGCCTGCTGATGTGATTCCTGGGGCTAGCATTCGCATTCAGGCCTATTCGTGGCTTGAATGGGAAGCGGATGATAGTGCGTCGTCATTCTTTGTCTTGGATGATGCGTTCCAAGGTGACACAGCAGAGGTTGATGGTACTGAAGTTGCTGGCATTGTACAGGAGCTTCAGCATGGTGCCAAAGGTATGACTAGTCTCATGACTGGAGTGATTGCTAAGTTTGGAATGGAATTGTCTTCTCTTGTTGTACCGTCTGCGCGTGCTGCTTTTGCAGCAGCACGTGCTTTGGTCAGCAACAAGGAGGATGAGCCGAAGAATGATCCAAATCAGCAGGTTGGCACAGACACTTTGTCTAATGCCAATGATGACAAATTGCAGTGGGTAGCTGATCACTGGGGCGACCCAAGTGCAGTACCACCTTGGCTTGATGGGGGGGCGAAGAGCTCTTCTAGTTCATTCTTTGCGGACCATGAGAAATATGCCCGTGGTTCGCATAGGCTGGAGCATGATGCAGATGATGATGTTGATTCGTCGTCTGCTAGTGTTTCGGCCAAGTCTCCTAAAGTTCACGAGGAGGCGAGTCTGGCTGCATATGCTGCTAAGAGCAGGGAATTGCAAGCAGCGTTTGACAAACAGACTGCCATGATGGCAAACATCCGTGACGGGGGAACAATGACGGTGGTGGAGAAAGGGAGGACTATCTACACTGCAGGAGTTGCTGGCGCCAAACAGCAGCTCTAAAAATAGTCGTTGTTCTACTCGTCGCGTGAGTAGTGAATGGGAGTGGATTCCTTATTTAGATCCTGTCCCGTCTTGATTAAGGAGGTTTTCTGTACATCAGTGCTTTCCTGCCTTAATCAAGCAAACTTATAGTGTCTGTTGTGAGTGTTTTAAGCATCCACTAGTGAGTGCAAAGTAGTTGAACCGAGAAGCGAGTAAGACCCCGGATGGGAGCTTCGCGTATTGGGAGATGCTGCTTTGTGCGGTGCTTGTGGTTGAGCAGATACACATATGTACTAGTTGACCCAACGAGAGGGGAGTTGAGGGCAGACGTTCAGTGAGAGGTAAGACCGGCGAGGCCTAGTCAGCCAAGCGGCAGAAGACATCTTGATCATTGCGTGCTTTAGACTTAGCTAGCTTGTTGTGTTATGCTCTAGCGAACTACGGCGGACACAC